GTTGCCGAACTCCATCCCTCACTCACTGGACGCTCAAGCTATGAGGCTCGTGGAGGTTGGTACTCCATGCGTGGCGCAAAGGTGATTACATACGATAAGCTAGATGGCGAAGTACACCGCACCACGATTAGGCCGCGCCTGTGACGGAAAAAATGCCGATAATCTCGATGCCACTACCTGATGGCGGGCAAGTGGTATGCAGAGTCGATGCGATTACAGCGGCAACCACCAACATGCGCAACGCTGATCTGACTGACGTGTATATCGAAGTAGCTTGCCCCGAGGGAATCACTATTGATGTCGATATCGACTCTTTTACAACGTCATGGCTCGCGGCGCTTCTCACAACTATTGACGACTGGCGACTCGATCGTGAAGTGCATTAACTGCCATAAGGACATGCAGCCGCAATTTACGCGCCAAGGCGGTAAGCTAGAAGGCTGGACATGCGACTGTGGGCACAGCGAAAAAGCCATACTGCGCGAGCGACAATTTACGAAAGAGACATACTATGGCAATAAAACGCACTAACGCTGACATCTGGTTTAGCAAAGCTGTACGGGCTAGAGATGGTGCGTGCTTGGTTTGCGGTACAGATCAGACGCTTGAATGCGCACACATATATGGCAGGCGTCGGCGAATTGTGAGATATAGCATGATGAACGCGGTAACCCTCTGCCACCATCATCACCGCGTAATGACAGAGAACCCCTTGAGCTTTAGCGGCTTTTTAGAGGTTCACTTGGGCGCAGGACACCTAGAGATACTGACTGAGAAGTGCAGGGGGATCCTTAAAGAGAATAAAGCGGTACGTGACGAGATCGCCAAGCACTACCGCGAAGAAGTACGCAAGAAAGAGAAAAACCCTGACTACGTGATCGTGTCGTATAACTGATTGCCTCTATGCTATAATTACAGGGCAACAGAGGAGTGTTGTCATGTGTGTACAGAGCCAACGGCAGTTTTTTGCAGAGCGGCATCACATCGTCGTTACTGACAAAACCGCAGAGCTACTTGCTCGACTAGGCAGAGATCAGGGTGTCACCGAGGAAGACTACCTCAAGCACCTATCGCGCCATCCCAATCAAGATCAGTTCATTGCAGAAATCGCCCGACACTACAAGTGAATGACTGCGCCGAGCGACTTCGCAGAGGTTCTCCGTCGAATAATTATCGAGAAAAGTTAAAAAAGTGCTTGCGCGGGTTAATCAGTTGGACAATACTTCTCTTATCGGCTGGAGGAACAGCTACCAAAGAAGGGAGAAGTAACATGGCAACAAGAGCGACATATAAGTTTTCAAGCAAGTCAGCCCGCGACGGCGAGGTGTTCATATATAACCATTGGGACAACTATCCTGCTGGTGCGGCAGAGCATTTCTTTCAGGCTTTGGTTCATGCTGGCGAGTATGGCTTACTCAGGGCGGAGTCATTCATTCGCGGTAATGATCGCGCGGAGATCACTGAGTCGCACGAGATTCACGGCGATACAGAATATCGCTACGATATCGACGTTGCAGAGCAGACAGTGACTGTTTTTGAGCGAGAAATCGAGTTTCACGCCGATGGCTCTTACACTGAGTCTTGGGACTTCCACAGCCACCTTAACGTTAAAGATTTCATCATCAAACATCGACACAAAGAGGCCGCATAAGCGGCTTTTTTGCTGGGGGGTAAATGAGCAATAAGTTTTCAGAGCAAATGACACTGACAGAGGTTGCCGCAGTTATGGGCATATCACGTCAGCGTGTAAAGCAGATCGAAACCGTAGCCTTAGAGAAGCTACGAAAGAATCCAAAAGTGAGGGGTTTGTATGAAGGAATTATCAACGGACGCTTATGCAGTAATTCTGGTGGGCATGATTTTATTGGTGTTCATTCTGGGGATAGTAGGGCGCAGTGATTACGACGATGCGGTAGCGCAACAGGACATTTACTGCGAATTTGTAGAGTTATGGGGGCAAACAAATGGTAGGGACGGACATCCTGACTTCAGAGGGATTTACGAAACGGCTTGCACAGATGGACAGCGATGAGATTGAGGACACCATCATTGCAGTCAAAGCCGCACACGCTATGGCTAATCGACACAGGGAGGACATGGCTATATTATTTGACTATCGCATAGTGCCACTCAAAGACAATGACGAGCCGCCACTTGAAATAGTTAGATACAAATTTCCAGCGTAGAGACGCATTGCCCGCCGAGTGCGGGCTTTTTTATGCGGATCGCGCAGATATAGTATAATATCAGTCGGGGGACACTATATGTTGCAAACGGTAACAATAGAATGGCATCCTGTGGAGACTGGCAGTATGCCAAGGAACGAAGGTAGCTATCTCGTCGCATTCGATGACGGCGCGGTAGAGACTTTCCCCATGTCACACCAAGACATTAAACGCGGAGAAGTGAGAGACGGGCAAACACGTGGCCTCTATTGGGCCGAAGGTATACCGTCGCCTTTATAGAATATGACTCTATCAATCGAATATATACCCACTGCGGACTTGATTCCGTATGCGATGAATTCTCGTACACACTCCGATGCTCAGGTGACGCAAATCGCCGCCAGCATTCGGGAGTTCGGTTTCACAAATCCTATCCTTGTCGACGATCATGAAGTGATTATCGCGGGCCATGGCAGATTACTCGCCGCTCAGAAATTAGGCATCGAGGAGGTTCCGACGATAACGCTCGAAGGGCTTTCAGAGGCGCAGATAAAAGCCTATGTGATTGCAGACAACAATCTAGCACTGAACAGCGATTGGGATGATAAGAAACTTTCTGTTGAGCTAGAGCGGCTATCTGAATTGGATTTCAACCTAGACTTGCTCGGTTTCGAAACGATACCAGAATTCGTCGAAGCGCCTGATTACGGAATACTCGACGACGATAAATTGTCTGCTGAAATACAGGGGATGACAGACGGCGTTAGGAAAGCCATACAGATCGAATTCTTGCCTGAGCACTACGAAGAAGCGCAGGAACTCGTGAAGTGGTGGAGACAGCAAGATGCCTACGTTGGCTATATGCTCATCGAACATCTGAAGAAAGAGATGAAGAAGCATGAAGCTAAAAAAAAGTAGCGTAAGAGGTATCGAATTTTTCCACCGCGAGGGCATGAGCGATCTGAAAACTTTCGAAGAAGTCATCGGCTCCGATGTCTATCAGAAGCGCGGCATGAAAATCGAAGCAGGCCAGAATTGGATGGACTGTGGCGGCAACGTAGGCGCGTTCACGTTATTGGCTTGCTCGAAAGGCGCTCACGTAACTGTCTATGAACCTGATCCTTTCAACTGCCGCATGATCGAAAAAAATCTGAAGCTGAACGGCTATGAGGCAGAGATCAAACAAGCCGCGTTAGTTCACGATGACACGAAAACTGTAAATCTATTCATCGGCAATAACGGCAATGTGTGGCGGAACAGCATCGTCAAAAAATGGAACGACAAAGGCTTGAAGGTAAACGCGCTAAATTTCGATGCGGAAGCGAAAGGCAAAGATTCATGCAAGATGGATATCGAAGGTGCAGAGATGCCGATATTGGAGAGCTGTACTTCGACTTTTGATCGGCTCGTTTATGAATGGAGTTTCGATATTGATGCCAGCTTAAGACGACTTTGGAACGTCATCGACAAACAGAAGCAGGACTACCGAATCGAGTGTGCTTGGAAGCAAATCTGCTACGAAACTCGAGAGCATGAGGTATGGCCGAAAAATTGGTTCCCTGCCTGTACCAATGTTTTCTGTTTCAAATGAAAACGATCGAGCTAGTGCCTGTCGAGCACTCATACAAAATCGGCGATCAACCTTTAGAAAATCCGCCGACGTTCATAGGCGATGCAATGTTCACGCAAGATGGTGAGCCAGTCGGGTTCTATATCGAGCGAATACCCGAGCGCCTTAAAAAATTAACCGATATCGCAGATTACGAATTGAATTCTAAGCGCGTTCCGAAAAGCGTCATGAAACGCTCTAGTTCTTTAATCGGCAACCCTGTGTTACAGCACTCCTGCATTATCGGTTCAGTACCACCGAAGCCACACATGCGACGTGCATACGCTACACGTAGTTCAGTGCATGGAGTGAAAACAGCGCAGACGTTCGTGAAAGCGATGACTCTTGCGGGCAAGGAAGCGCTTAGCATCATCGAATCGGTATCGCCGCAACTATACGACATACACAAAACAGCGGTAGAGAAAAGCGTCCCGAAAGAATGGCGCTTCTGCGATCATTTCACTAGCTCGATCAGCAACTTCAACATCGCGGCGGCGATTCATCGAGACAATTTGAACGTCAAAGGCGCTTTGAACGTCATCATCACCAAACGCCGCAACAGCAAAGGCGGCAATTTGTATCTGCCTGATTACGATACAACGATCAACTGCGCCAACGATTCTATGCTCGTTTATCCTGCTTGGCGCAATATGCATGGTGTCACCCCCATAGTCCCTACACACTCAGGCGGTTATCGTAATTCGCTCGTTTGGTATGCGCTAGACGCCTTTAAAGATCAGAAGGGGCTGAAGCCTAATGAGTAAAGGTGGCCGCCCGAAAAAAGTCTTAACACCTGAGCAGATCAATGAAGTGGAGAAACTAGCCGCTTACCTGAATCAGGATCAAATCGCAGACTATCTTGAAATCCCCGCTCGCACTTTGAGGGCAATCATTAGCCGTGATGAAGCAGTTTCTGCCGCGTATAAAAAAGGACGGGCCAAAGCAATCGGAAATGTGAGCCAGAGCTTGTTGAAGAGCGCGGTAGAGGGTAATACCACGGCGCAAATTTTCTACCTCAAAACACAGGCTGGCTGGAAAGAGGCACAAGCCGAGGCTCAAGATTTACCGCCCGTCGTTATCCAGCTAACCCGCGATGATACTGACGAAGCCTCAGACTAAAATTTTCGACGATAGTACCCGTTTCCGTGTCGTAGTTGCGGGGCGGCGTTTTGGCAAGACTTTCCTAAGCACAGCAGAGCTATTAGCCCGCGCACTAACCGCGAAGGATCAGAATGTCTGGTATGTAGCCCCTACGTATAAGGCCGCGAAGGAAATAGCGTGGGAAATGCTGATAAGCCAGATCCCGAAGGAGTACATCCAAAAGACGAATGAGTCATCGCTAACCATCAGCTTGCTTAATGGCTCGAGCATCGCATTAAAAGGCGCTGAGAAGCCTGACAACCTGCGAGGCAGATCGCTGGATTTCGTGGTGATGGACGAGTTTGCCGATATGCGTAAAGAGGCATGGTTTGAGGTTATACGGCCATCGCTATCGGATAGGCAAGGCGGCGCACTGTTTATCGGCACGCCAAAGGGCCGCAATCACTTTTATGATTTATGGGGAAAGGGAGTAGATTACGATGACGGGTGGAGTTCACATCAATACACAACGCTTGAAGGCGGCAATGTCCCATCAGCAGAAATTGAATCAGCTAAAGCGGACTTGGACGAGCGAACCTTCCAACAAGAATACGAAGCCAAATTCGTCAACTACAGCGGAATCATCTACTACGGGTTCAAGCGAGAGGAGTCAGTTGCAAGACATACCGACGATATCGGTGTCATACACGTAGGCATGGATTTCAACATTGATCCGATGTCTGCTGTCCTGATGTCACGACACGGCGACACCCTGCACGTCTTCGATGAGATCGTTTTATTTGGCTCTAATACCGATGAGATGGTTGACGAAATACGGCAGAGGTACGGCAGGCAGTCGCGTGTTATAATTTATCCCGATCCAGCTAGTCGTCAGCGTAAGACAAGCGCAGGCGGTAGAACTGATCTGTCTATTTTGCAGAATGCAGGCTTTGAGGTACGCGCCAAGACAAGTCACAGTCAGATTAGGGATCGCATTAATGCGGTGAACGCACGTTTGCAGAGTAGCGATGGCAAGCGTCGTTTGTACGTTGATCCTAAGTGCAAGAAGGTGATCGAGAGCTTGGAACGTCACACATACAAGGAAGGCACTAGCCAACCCGAAAAGGACGGATTCGATCACATGAATGATGCACTGGGCTATGCGGTTGATTACTTATTCCCAATCAAAAAGGCGCATACACCTGTACAGCCGCAGAGGTGGACATGATCTACAACCATGATATCGAGTACCAGCACCCCGATTACGAGAACAACGTAAACCGCTGGGAGTTCTACGTTAGGAGTTACATGGGCGGTGAGGATTACCGCGACGGCTCATACCTAACCAGCTACCTCAACGAGGACAAGAACGCCTACAGCCGCAGGCTGGCGCTTACCCCGTTAGACAATCACTGTCGTAACGTCGTGCATGTTTATTCATCGTTCTTGTGGCGTGTTACGCCTACTCGTAACTTCGCTGGCATGGAGGGTAGTGCCGATCTAGAAGCGTTTATTAAGGACGCAAACCTTGACGGCCAGAACTTCAATAGCTTTATGCGCGAGGCTCAGATTTGGAGCAGTGTTTACGGGCACGTTTGGCTAATGATGGACAAGCCGCAGTCCAACGCAGGCACACGCGCTGAAGAGATGGCGCAAGAAATACGGCCCTACGTCACGCTGATTACGCCTGAGAACGTCTACGATTGGCGATGGGAGCGACAGCCGAGCGGACGGCATGAGCTGGTATACCTAAAGATTCGTGAGTCAGTTGATCGCGTAGATGGCACGACAACGGTTACCCACTTCCGCGAGTGGTACAAAGACAAGATTTGCCTAATACGTTACGACGGCGCAGATGCCGCATTGCTAGAAGAGATCGAAAACCCTATCGGCAAGATTCCTGCGGTTAACCTGCCCGCTAACCGATCTATTGTTCGTGGCATGGGTATTAGCGACATCAGCGACATTGCTTACATGCAACAAGCGATCTATCAGGAGCTGTCAGAGATTGAGCAACTGATCCGCATATCTAATCACCCAACGCTCGTTAAGACTTACGAGACGGACGCAAGCGCAGGGGCAGGCGCGGTTATCAATATCTCTGAGGACAGCGATGCAGGGCTAAAGCCGTACCAGCTACAGCCATCAGGCGCTAACCTCGACGCTATCCGCGCATCTATCACCGACAAGATCGAGTCTATTAACCGCATGGCGCACATGGGCGCAGTACGTGGCACTGAGGCAATCTTGCAATCAGGCGTAGCGATGCAGACTGAATTCCAAATGCTAAACGCCAAGCTGTCAGAGAAAGCCGACATTTTAGAGCTGGCAGAAGAGCAACTGTGGATGTTCTATTGCTTATGGCAGGGGCATGATCCGCACGAGGTGGAGATTAGTTACCCTGACTCGTTTGATATCCGCGATTACGAATCAGAGCTTCGATTCCTACAGCAGGCGAAAGCATCGGGCGTTCGCTCCGACGTATTTGCTAAGGCAATTGATAAGCAGATCGCAGACTTAATTCTTGATGACGAGCTACTCGCATCAGCGCACGACGAGATCGAAGGTACACAACGCGCTGTCGGCCAATTCACTGAAG